TGACTAGCGCAACATTTAGCCCACTTGAGAGAATCTTCAAGAGCTTCATTATAAGATTGGATGAATTCTCCATTGGGAGAAAAGATGTAGTATGAACTATTCATTAGTTTTTAGAGCGAGCGATTAGATGTTCGTGGATTTCGGTTCGGGCAGGTTTATCAAGAAGACGACCCTCGTCTTGTGGTAATTGATTGATTAATTCATCTGGGCTAACGTTCAAAACGTAAGCCATGCATTTCACTTTGCGCAAAATGCCAATTTCTTTATATTTTAAAATTGCCCACAAGGCATCAAGCCCAGTAGCGTCAATTTCATCAATTAAATTTTTTAATGTGGTGGATCTCATTTTAGTTGTTGGAGAGTTTGAGTTCAAAAGTTACTAGTCCTAATTCATCTTTATTAGCTAAGAAACCACTGATTAGAATAGTTTTTTCATCAATGAAAAAAGTGTTTTTAATTTCCATCGTGTATTCAACATCGTTTAGAAAAACAGTGTGAATGACATGATCGTTATTTGGCAAACAGTTTAATCGTATCTGATAAGATTGAAGTGGATCTAGTTGTATGAAGTTGAAGCTTGATTCGATGAGTTTAGCAATCATTTTGTGAATATAATGTGTTTTATGTTGTCTATTATGTCAGTTATTTTTATGAGAGAGAGAAGGTCTTTTCGATTTTTTCGTTGGTACCCAGTATAGAGAGGCATGTGACTATGCACATTAATCAAGGAAGTGTCAACGAGTTTTTCAGAGAGTTTTGCTAAAGACTGTCGATTCACCATGATAAAATCGCTTTCGCGTTCAAAGCAAATGAAATCAGCTTTGCCGTATAGCCATCCATTGCGACCCTGCACGTTTTTAAATTCAATCCAAATCAAATCATCGTTGACTGAACTATCTGCACGATTGATTTTTTTTCTACTTTTAACATCAACAGAAATTTCTAATCCTTTTTCAGACTTTAGATAGAAGTCTATGTGATTCATTTCATCATTAAAGGATGCTTTTGCAACTTGAAATCCATTTTTTTGAGCACAAGAAGAGAAACAGTTCTCAGCATTCTGCCCCATCTCTAAAGCTGCACCGCTCGAATCAAATTTGTTTTTATTCAACATGTTGTTTATACCAATAAGCTACAATTTTGTCATTGTCAACAACTATTTTACACGATTTCATATAACGTTTAATCCAAGAAAGATATTGTTTTAATTTAAATTTGCGAGAAACATCGCTATAAATGTATTCGCAATTTGGATTTTGGTCGAAAAGAAAAGAATTAAATTCATCTAACGCTTCATTTATCTTGGAGTGTTGAAATGAAATGTTCATTATAAAAAGTATTTTTATATTATTGTTTATTTTTTTGAGAGAGATAAAAAGTTCCTCTCCTCTTTCAGAAACAATTAAATAATTTAATTCTTCAGTCTCTAAATATTTGATGAAATCAATAATTTTATTTTTGCGAATAGATGCTGAAGAGACTAAACAAAAGTCTAATGGTTTAGAAGTTTTGCAAAATTCAAAAATCTTATTTGTTAAACTCGCGTCAAATGCATTTATTAATTTAAAATTCATAATTTATTAGTATTATAGTTACATAGTGTAAAGTATAATATGGGAAAAGGTCAAGATAAAATAGCTATTAGCTTAATGGATTTGCAACCCACTGCTATTGTAGAGTTTTTTTTACTGTATTTCAATACAATTGATAGAGAAGATTCTTTTATTGCTTTTCATGGTGGATCTAATTTTAACAAGGGAATAGTTTGGCAAGGAATAACTTATTTGCCAGTTCCAGTAGAAACTGAAGGCTTTGAAATTAATGCTAATAGTCAAATGCCAAGACCAAAAATTAGAATTTCTAATAAAGATTATTTTGTAACAGACATGTTGATTCGTAATAGCGATTTTCAATATTCAAAAGTTATTAGAAAGAGAACGTTTGTTAAGTATATTGATGATGTTAATTTTGATGGAGGAAATCCTTGGGGAGAAGCTGATGCTTCTGCTGAGATTAGCAATGAATCTTACATCATTAGTCAAAAAACTGCTGAAAATAAAAACTTTGTAGAGTTTGAATTAACTTCTCCATTAGATTTAGATAATTTTGAACTTAATAATCGTTTAATTTTATCAAGATATTGTTCTTGGGTATATAGAGGACCAGGTTGTAATTACAATGGAAGTCCAATTCAAACTGAAGATGGAGTGGACATAATTTATAAAGTTCCAGAAGGGCCTCAAACTCAAAGTCAATTATGGTCACAGGGAACTGATTATAAGATTGGAGATGCTGTTTATTTAGAAAATAAAAGAATAAAAATTGCTGCTATCGATAGCAACACTGCTATTATTCCTGCTGATCCCATTGAAGTTACTGATGCAACTGTTGCTGCGGAACAGGAGGCTGAAAAGAATGCTAGCGCTAATCGTTCAGATTATGTTAAAATTTGGTTCGTTGCCAAACAAAACCACAAATCTTCTGATGCCACAAAACCAGATGATAATTCATCATATTGGATAAAAGATGGATGCTCTAAAAAATTGAGCGCTTGTAAGTTAAGATTTACTCAAAAATCATACTTTTTACAAAGACTAGATGATGTAAAAATTACTAATCAATACGTTGATTTTTCTTTTAAGAAAACAAATCCAACTAATAATGTTGCTTTAGATTTTGCAGGAATTACGGGAGATGTTATTTATCTCGATAATACTGCATCATATGCAGTAGACGACAATCCTAATACTTATTGGGCTGGAGGAACTATTAACGCAAGTGGAAATATCAACCTACCCAATCTTCCAAGCTGCAATATTAATAGAATTAACTTGTACGATTCCACAGACTCACTTATAAATTATGGAACGGGATACGCTATATTTTCTGGGACCACTGTTACTACTGGTACTGTAGGTTTACTTCCAACAGATGGATCAATGAAGTCTACAGGTAATTTCAATTTCACCAATGTAACTGGAGTTTCAATACGATCTTCTGGTACGGCTGGAGTTGTCAGAGGGTTGTCTCAAATAGATTTAATTGATAATGGACAGGCTTATGGTTTATATAATGAAACTTTTAAAACTGATGGTGTTCATAAAGGTGAGGGATTTTTAATTGGCATGTGGGGAGAGTTTCCAAGTGGTGTTAATGATGCAGTAGCATTTAATTTATTTCATAACGTTAATACTGGATGTCAATATAGCGGTATTAATTTATACTTATCAGGCAATCTTGTTATTTGCGATTTCGCTACTACTTCTATACGAGACGATATAGCATCTGCGCCTGGCACCAGAGGTCCAGTTGTAATTTCTAATCAATCAATTACTGGATCTTATCCTCAAATTTTTAATCAAAGTAAGTTTTGTTTATTTTTAGAAAATTATCAATTCAATAGCAACTCAACAGGAGAATTAAATTCTAGATTAATAATATATGATCAAAATAAAGAAATTATAGCTCAATATTCTCCATCAATAAAAAATATAGATGAACGCTATTCTGGAGAATCATTCTTATTTAAAGATCCATTAAGGCAAAATGGAATAAATAATTTACATTTTGGAGTTAATCAGTGGCAGGATTATGTGAGAGGAATAACTTACACTTCTCCAATGCTTTTAGGATCAACTGCTATTTGGACTAGCGCTTTAACTGAAAGCGATACTCGGCAAGATCTTTTCACTGCAAATCGTAGCGGTTCAAACAATGCATTTTCAAATTTTAACGGTTTGGGTGATCCATCCAAAGCGTTTGCGCTTAATTATAATCAACTCGAAGCAGCTTCAGTTGCAAAAAATAATCTTTATGCTTGGTGGGATATGGATCTCCCTACTATACCATCCGCAGGATATTATAAAATAAATAATAGTCACTCCACCACCCCACCAACATCTCGCTCGTTAATTTTGACGGGAATTTATTTTAGCGGTTTAGAAAAAGTTATTCCCACAACTGTTTCGCAATATAAATTTATAGAAAATGCCACACCAACAATTGGACTGCCATTTGGCGGTTTTCCAGCAACAGATCGTTATGGAAGATAACATTTTAAACTCTAGAGTTTTAGCAATCGCAGATTTCGTAGAGAATAGCTCTTATCAGAATCAATCAGTAGAGATTTGCGGTTTTATTGGTTATTCATCATCTGCTAAAAAATATATTGCTCAATTAGAAAATAATATGTCATCTGATCCTAGAAACTTTTTTGCAATTAGTCCTTCTAGATATTTAAATTTTAAACAGAACCATGATATGATTGCAATTTTTCACAGTCACATCATGGGAGATGAAAAACCATCCGAGTTTGATATTAAAATGTCCGAGAGTTGCTGCGTTCCTTTTTTAATCTTTTCAATTAATTCAAAGAAGTTTCATCTTTATGAGCCTCAAAACAAAGAATATGATGTAAAACTAGTATCAAGGTTTAAGGAAAAAATAAAATGACTACTATAAATCTACATGGAATTTTAGCAAAAGAGTTTGGGAAGGTTTTTTCTATGGAAATTAGAAAACCAAAAGATGCCATCATGGCTATCAATGTGAACAAGCCAAATTTTATTAAAAGAATTACAGATTTATCGCAAGAAGGAATTCACTATTCTGTTCTTGTTGATGGCAAAGATGTTAAAGATTATTTAGAATTAGAAATTAAAAAAATTCCCAATGTTATTGATATCATTCCTTTAATTTGCGGATCTGGAGTTACTATAGCTATAATTGGAGCTATTGGAATGTACGCATCTGGAGCAGCTGTAAGCGCAGGTATTATAAGTGCTGGTGTGGGTACGTTTTTAGGAAGTTTAGCCGCAGCAGTTTTAAGTTATGGAGTTCAAATGATGTTAGCTCCTGATCCTGCTAAAGCTGGTAAAGCTCCAAGCATTGAAGTTGGAGGAATGAAAGAATCTTTTATTTTTAGTAGCAAGGCTAATTTAGTTGAACAAGGCTCTCCAGTTCCTGTTGGATATGGTAGATTAAGAATTGGATCAAATGTTATTGGAACTTCTGTTAAATCGTATCCAAATAAAAGCGAAGTTCAAAAGCACATGGATACAAGCTATTCTCCTAGTACTGAGTATGTTGCATCAAGAATAATTAGAAAGACAAAATGAAACATTTTATTAAAAAGAGAATTTTTGCTGGAGCTGGTGGAAAAGAAAAACCAAGGCCAAAAGCTACAGTTTTAAAACCGCCAGATCTTGGTAATTTTAGTCTTGGCACTTCTTATAGTATTGTTGATATTATTGATTTAATTTCTGATGGTCCGATTGATGGTTTAGTAAATCAAAATGGAAAAAATGTTTCTAATGGCAGTTTATTACAAGGTGTTTATTTGGATAACACTCCTGTAGAAATTACAAATAATGCAGGAGTAGGTAGTGATGGATCTCCTGTTTCAAATGTTATTGGACTTATTGATGACGATATTTTTAATACTCGTATTAAAGCATTTTCAGATCGAGTCAAAGGAACAAAAACAAGTATATTTGGTGATAGTATAGCAAATTGCTTTTTTAATTATGAAGCTGGCGCAGCGTATAGTAAGCAAAGACGATTTGCTGGAGTCTCTTTCCCATGGCTACGAAGTAATGGTACTGATGGTCAAATAAAACAAGTATTTGCTGATTATAGTCCTGATGGGAAATGGCAACCTGTTTTTACTGACTTTTATGGAACCCCTCCTCCGTATTATAATGGCGGAAATGTTATTAGTAATAATTTAAAGAATGAAGACCCTTATGATGATTATTATAATCAAGATGTTCATGTTAGTCAACATGGATATTATTTTAAACTTAAAGACGCTACTAGTAATTTTTATGCTCCAGTAAGTGATGCTGGTGCTAAAGCTGGAAAATCTATTATCGAAGTGCATTACTTGCGCAAGTCTTTGAGCAAGAAACAGTCAATTCTAATGGAATTAGCTAATTATTTAGATTCTAAAGTAGCAAGCCCAACTACCTTACCACTTGAGAAAAAATTAGCTGAAAAAATGAAAGCTAAGATTCTCAATCTTTGGCATAATTATCCTTTAGGAGTTACTGAAGGAATTAATAAATTTACAACAAAAAAAGGCAGTAATACGAAGGGCGAGCCAGATCCAACAGATGGAGCAAACTTTTCAAATTCTACATTTAGCGCTGATAGACCAAGTGATAAGTTTTTTGTGATTATTAAAATTGGGCACAACCTTTGGCAAAATGATTCTGATTTAGAAAAACTTTATGGAAGTTGGGGAGCTAATAAATCTATTTTAGCTGATGGCTCAACGGATATTATTGATGAGTTTTCTCTTAAAATATCAAAATTACCCAGTGAAATTACTGTTCATAATCTTATTATTCCAAAACTATGCGAAGGAATAGGTGCTCCTAAATATCCAGGAAAAGTAAATGAAATGAGCGGAAGATTTTACGGATGTGTAATTCTTGAAATTCCACTAACTAAATTTCATGAAGCGATCAATAGTAAAGATAAAACTGGAAAACAAGGAAAATTCGCAAAATGGAACGATAATAAAGCTAGATTTAGAAGCCATAGAATTACTCGTTGGTCTTACAGCAAAGCTATTCAAGACTTAGAAGATAATGATCATTCTATTCAATTCATAAGAGGAAATGGAGAAGATTCTAGCAATTACACAGTTACTGATAGAAAATTCAATTATTCAAATGTTTTATGTGAATTTAAATCTGGAACAGAATTTCAACAACCCTTAAAATATTTTAATAATCTTAACATTGATTTTGAGTATGGAGCTGCGCTATATGGAGCCACCAGAATAAATAATAGTAAGTTTGTTAGAAGATTACAGCAAGATGAACCTATTAAAGGTAAAACAAGCACTAAAGCGGCATGGAATGAAAAGACTGCTGAACAAACTGGCGGACCTATTAGATTAAATTCTGATCGCGGTGATAAAGAAGGTAGTTCTGATATTAGAAAAATTGATTCTGAAGATCCAAATAGAACTAGAAATTTTTCCGATTGGAATAAAGAAGATCTTTTTAGTGAAGATGCATCCCCAATAGTTCATACAATTGAAAACCCAAATGTTACCAGCGTATATTTTACACTTGGCGTTTCTAGTTTAAGCGACACTATTCATGTAGATCAAGGTGGAGACAAAGGAAAACTAAAAGCTGGAGATTCTATTCCAGCAATTTTAGCAATCGATGTAACTTGGGGAAAGATTCAAGATGGAATAGAGATAAAGTCTGGCAGTAGACAATATAACATTATAGCTCAAATCGAAAGTCAAACCTTAATTGATTTTGGACGACCAAATGTAATAAGAGCGGACGATAATGCTAAAGCTGATTATGTTACATCGGGCACTACAGGAAATGGCGCAGGAACTTTAAATACTGCGCAAAGCACAGCATTTATTTTACCACTAATTAACGAAGGTGATGACATTTCTAGAGTAAAACGATTCATTAGAATTACTAAAATTTCTGTTGAAACTAATTCTGTATTGATTAGGAGAGAGTGCTCCTTAGTTAAAGTGACTGAAATTATTGATCAAAATCTAAGATATCCGTTCTCAAGTATTTGCGGTTTAAAATTAGATTCCAGATCTTTTGCATCTGTTCCAGATCGTTCTTATGATTGCCGTTTAAAGAAAGTTAGACTTCCTTCAAATTATCAACCATTATTAAATGGTATAGATCAAAGATACATTAGCGATGCTTCAAAATATGATGGAACAGCTCAAATTTACAATGGAGACTGGAATGGATCTTTAGAAAATATTGGATGGACTGATAATCCAGCTTGGATTCTTTACGATCTTTTAACAAGTACTAGATATGGATTAGGCGGATACCTTGATGCGTCTCAAATTAATATTTGGGAGCTGTATAAAATTGGAAGATTTTGTGATGCCGTTGATGAAAATGGACGTTTTGTTGGAGTTTCAGATGGACTTAGAGGTTTAGAACCTAGATACTCTTGTAATATTATATTTAGAGATAATATTAAAGTTTTTGACGCTATTAACATTGTTTCTAATTTATTTAGAGGAGCAACTTTCTTTTCAAATTCTGAAATTCATTTTTTAGATGATAGACCAAGAACTCCAATAGCATTCTTTTCTAATGCTAATGTTAAAGACGGTTTTTTTAATTATGCAAATAATAGAAAAGATCAGCAGTTTAATACTGTTGAAGTTGTTTATCTTGATAGATTTGATAACTTTAAAACTAAAGTGGAATTTGTTGAAGATGAAGCTAATCTTAGAAAAAGAGGAGTTTTAAAAACAACAATTAATACCAACGGAGTAACATCTAGGGCTATGGCTCGCCGAATTGGCAAGCACATCATTCATCAAACTATTAAAGAAAATCAATCTATTGAATTTAGAGCTGGATTAGAAAGTTTATTATGCAGACCTGGAGACTTAATTGTTATTGAAGATGAAATGAAAACCAGAGAAACTAATTATGGTAAAGTTTTGGATGTTAATTTAACAAATAAATCTTTATATGTTGAAAATGAATTTTCCGAAGCAAATTATTCTGGTAAACTAACAGTTTATACTCCTACTGGTTACACTACCATGGGAGAACTAAAAAATCTAGCATCAGCTACTCGCTATAGACTCGCTTCTTTTAGTATTATTGACGATGCTCCTAGTAATGTTTATATTGCTAAAATAACTGGCTCTTACTTTTTTGATAAGTATATGGATGGCTATATTAATGATACAGATCCAGATTATTTTGCTATGTATACTGGATTTAATCCTACAAATAGTGGAAATTTGTTTTGCTATTATAATACTGGAGCTAGCGGTTGGGTTTTTTCTACTGGAAAAGCTTTCTCAGATAATGATACTTATGATATAATAATATCAAATACTGGACTTGATAAAGTAGACGATATTATTAGATCAGAGGATCTTTTTTATTCTTCTGGATTCGTATATAATTCAGCAGCGCTAGATAAAAGAGGATCTAGTATTCCCAATCTAAGTGGGAATATGACAAATATAGAAAAACTAGGCAATGGAATGAATGGAGGAATTTTAAATAGTGAAATTTCCACTATAAATTATCCACAAATTACCACATTTAATATTACTGGTTTTGATAATCAAGACTATGGATCTACTCTATATTTAAATACTGGAGATCCTAATATAAATTTATTACAATTTGTTAAAGCTGGAAGTCCTTATCGAACAGAAAGAACTGGCGCTTCAGATCAAATTTATAAAATTCTTTCTATTAGAGAGGAGAGTCAAAATGAATACTCTATAGCAGCATCAAAATATGATACTGGCAAATATGAGTTAATTGAAAAATTTACAGTTCAAGACTATTTACCAGATACTTATTATGCTGGAGCTATTAAAGTAGAGAATTATCAAGTTGATCAATTACCAATTCCACATATTCAAAAATTTGCTACTGGTAGATCAACTTCAACCTCATTTAGCCTTAGTGGAGCTTGGGACGAGGTAAAAGCTGGTAGTGGTTATCAAGTTAGTATTTATAATTCTTTAGCTCAATTTTCAGACGCTTTTAACGTTCCATCGGACGTTGTTAGATATGAGTTTACAGGATTAACTAATTTAGGAGAATGGACTTTGAGTATTAAATCTTTAGGAAACAATGTTAATTTAGATTCTGATTATTCTACTGCAAATGTTTTTGTTTTATACCAAGGAATAACAGTTTTTGATAGACCAGCTGTAAGTAATTTTACTATTTTATAATATGTTTGAATTTGATACCACATATACTTTAGATACTGG